TGAAAAAAAAGAACCATATCATTGTTCAAAGTGTAACAAAGTATGGCAAGTACATTCAAATATTACAATTACCAAAACACATGACAGACTTGTGCCAGAATATTTAATAGGATTTCCAAAGTTCGGTTGTACGAAACGCACTTGTATATTATGCAAAAACAAGCATCATGATGAAGTGTCCACACTGTAATAAAAAAGAAGCCACATATGAATTCACCGATATTGGTAAAATAATAACACACTCATGTTCTGATGACAGATGTTTTAAGAAGGCAAAACAACAAAAGGCCCATGCTGGAAGACATCCCGGACAACGGTTACGAATTAGCTGAAGAACTGGAACAGGCTGAAAAAGCAAAAGAACGCCTATTATGGATCAGGCGTGGATTCGCCTGGTGTTATGAGATGACGGAACGCCAGAAAGATGTGGCATATTATAAGTTATTCACCGACAAAACAGACAAAAACATAGGAAAAATATTAAATATTAAGCGTCCGGCAGTGACCAGAAGGTGGAAAAGGGCCATAAAACAGGGTAAAAACGTAACTTTTTGACCTATAAGGTGAAGGCTGCCGTTGCCTCTCCGTCATATAGGATCTAAAAACTTCACAGGACGGAATAAGAAAAACGGCATCGGTTGACCGGTTAACATGATTAGAAAAGACAAAGATGCAGACTGTTAATTATCCTATTGACAAACTCATATTCGCCGAATATAACCCACGGCAACTCACCAAAGACCAATACAAAGACTTAAAAGATTCAATTACACGCTTCGGATTAGTAGATCCGATGATAGTGAATACACACAAACAGCGCAAGAATATCCTGGTTGGCGGTCATCAGCGTGTGCGTGTGGCAAAAGATTTAGGATTTGAAGAAGTGCCATGTGTGGAAGTAAAACTGACACTGGACAAGGAAAAAGAATTAAACATACGCCTGAACAAGAACACCGGCGAATGGGACTATGATGCTTTAGCCAATTACTTTGATGTGGGCGAACTGACGGAATGGGGATTTACAGAAGATGATCTGCAATTCTGGGCGGATGAACCGACAGAAGGACTGATTGATGATGATGAAGTTCCAGAAGTAGAAGAAGCCATAACACAATCGGGCGATATGTGGATGCTTGGCGATCATAAAGTATTATGTGGCGATGCTACAAAGAAGGAAGATGTGGAACGGCTGATGGATGGGCAGAAGGCAGACATGGTGTTTACTGATCCGCCTTACAATGTGAATTATGAATATGAAAGTTATGATGATAATAAGACAGATGAAGTTTATTTGGATTTTGTAGAGCAATTTTATTATGGAATAAAAAATAATATAAAAGTTGGCGGTGTGGTATATGTAATGAGTGGTGATAAATATTTGATTGATTTAGGGATATTGTTTAAAAAACACTTTAGGTTTTCTCAAATATTATTATGGATAAAGGATAATCCAACTTTAGGCAATTCGGATTATCAGTATAATTATGAAGCTATTTTATATGGATGGGATTTAAACGGAACACATAAATACTATGGTGATTCGGTTGTTCCAGCAGCTAATTATGTCGAAAGAGATAGAGGTGCTGTGAAAACAATACATAAAGCACAAAGACCAATAAAATTAGTTTGTGATTATGTTCAAAATTCAAGCAAATCAAATCAAATGATTCTTGACCTATTCCTTGGATCTGGTTCAACACTCATAGCCTGTGAAAAGACTAACCGTAAGTGTTACGGCATGGAGATAGATCCGCATTACTGCGATGTAATTGTCAAACGCTGGGAAGAATACACCGGAAAGAAAGCAGAAAGAACGGAACGTGTCCAAAGTTGATAAGCAACAAACAAGCAACGGAAAGATGCCCGGTGGTATTACAGGCAAAGGATGGATGCCAGGACAGTCCGGCAATCCGAACGGAAGGCAGCCGAAAGTCAGGAGTATTCCGGACATACTGCACAAGATTGGCGATGAAGAAGGAACGGTTAGTGGTAAGTATACAAAGCTGGATGTGGTGTTAAGGAAGGTGTTTGATTTTGCTTTGGAAGGCAAGTCATGGGCGGTTCAGTTCATAGCGGACCGGACTGAAGGAAAGCCACGTGAATTCGTTGAACAGAAAATTACACGGGATGAAGTTGTTATTAAGTGAAGTTTATAATAGAGCAGGACAGGATGCTGTCACATCAACTCCGTTGGTGGAATTTGCCGAACCGATATCGACTTATGGTAGGCGGATACGGATCAGGAAAAACATACATCGGAGCGCTGAGAAGTATTTATCTGTCGTATGTAAACGCACCGCTGCCGGGGATGTACGTAAGCCCGACACACGGACTGGCCCAGAAGACGATCATCCTGACGTTAAAAGAACTGTTCGACAGAAGCGAAGTTGATTATGTATACAACCAGCACAAAGGAGAATTTCGCATCGATAACTGGAACGGTTGTATCTGGATTGGGTCAGGCGATAAACCGGATTCTCTCAGAGGCCCGAATTTAAGCTGGGCCGGAATTGATGAACCTTTTATCCAGAAGCGTGAGGTATTTGAGCAGATGACTGCAAGAGTCAGACATCCGGAAGCATCACAGTCTGAGATATTTCTTACAGGAACGCCGGAAAGCCTTGGATGGGGATATGTATTATCACAGTCAGACAAGATAGATATCGGTACAGTGACCGCTTCAACGCTTGACAATCCGCATTTACCAAAGGAATACAAGGACTCGTTATTGGCTGCATATTCACAGGAACAGATAGATGCTTACGTTCACGGCAAGTTTGTCAACTTAACGCAGGGACGTGTCTATAAAGACTTTGACCGGGACAAGCACGTGATGAAGCGTGAAACGGACGGATGGGATATAGGCGCAGGCATGGACTTTAATGTTGATGCTATGAGTTGTGAGATATTTGCCTACACAAAGAAGGAGATCCATGTATTCGATGAAATAAGACTGAAGAACTCAGGCACGTATGACATGGCAGAAGCACTAAAAGAAAAGTATCCAGGTATTAAAGTCTTTCCTGACAGTACAGGATCGGCACGGAAAACCTCATCAACTCAAAGTGATCATGATATACTTAAACAGGCTGGCTTCCAGATATTAGCGCCACGTGCGAATCCACCGGTCCGGGACAGGGTGAACGCAGTCAATAGACTATTGCGTGAAGAACGTATAACATTTTCTAACTGTCCGAATCTTATTATGGACATGGAAAGAAACGTATGGAGAAATTCTGACATCGATAAACGGGATCCCGAACAGTCGCATTCCAGCGATGCAATCGGATATGCGGCAAATTTTTTAATGCCAATACATGAAAGAATTGCAAAGGTGAAACAATGGTAAATAACTACTTCGGCGAATCTGTGAACACGGTAGTTCTGCCGGAATACGGTAAGGATGCAGTGTTGAAGTCTCTCAGGCATTCCGAATATTTAAAAGAAGACAACCAGATAGCAGAACGGAATACAGCGTTGGACTTCTATTACAACAGAAATTTAGACACGCACATAGATGAATGGTTCAGCGGATCTCAACATCTCAGGCAAGTTCCGGCGTTTCCGCAGTCCATAGTTCCACGCTTCGCACGTGCCAGGATGTTACTATACAAGAATCCACCGATCCGACTGCTGGACGGTGAGGAGAACGATGACTACAAAGCAGTCGCATATCACCTGAATTCAAAGACACGTGAGATGGCAGAGATGACATGGCTGCTGGGCGATGCTTCCATGCGGACCAAATGGAACACAAACAAAGAAAGGCTGGAATACGATATACTTCCAAACGTGAAGAAGTATTATGTGAACGGCGAATCGGAACCGTTTGCAGTGTCCTATGAGATCGGGCGTGCCATGAACAGCGAAAGGCAATTCATATTCTGGTCTGAATCAAGAGAAGGCGAAATAGGCCAGCACTTTATGTTCTCACAGTCTGGAAAGATCATAGCAGTTCCAGGCAATCCGGAGATGATCAATCCGTATGGAATTATCCCGATATCACACGCCTGTTATCCATCCAATGCTTTAGATGTAGTTCGTGCTGCGGTTCAGATATCAATCGCCATGACGGAGATCGCATTAGGCATCCGGTTCAACCTTGGCCAGCCGATAGCACGTGGCATCACAGACCAGGACACGATTGAATCAGGTATTGACAAGTTAATTTTATTAAGCGATCCGGCATCATCGTTTGAATATGTATCGCCTAACTCAGACATCCGGGGCAACCTGGAATCCATCAAGCTGATGATCAATACCATTGCACAAAATCATTCTTTAGCCATACGCTGGGGCGAAGGCGGAACACCACCCAGTGGCGAGGCACTTCGAATTTTAAGTATGGAAAATGTTGAGATACGTGAATCCGATATACCGCTCTGGCGTGAATGGGAGCATAACCGTTATGAAATTGACAATATTATATATCAAACTCATACTGGCAAGTCTTTGCCTGAAGATCTTACGATTGATTATGCGGAAGCTGGATTCCCGAAGTCGGTAAGTGATGAGATGGCGTGGATCGAATTCCAATTAAGGAACAACCTGATCACACGCAAAGAATTGTTATTGAAGTTCAACCCGGACATGAGTGATGAAGAATTGAAGTCAAAGATGGGTGAACTGGAAGAAGAAAAAGAAGTAGAAGCGCCGGCACAACCTGAA